CCTAGCTCAAATGATTTCAAAAGCGCCATTTGCACAAACTCTTGCTCTGATATGCTCTGCTTCATAGACATCTCAGTTTGTACAACCGCAAGCTTACCTTGGCTTTGTATTTGCTCTAGTTGAGCGTCTGCTTGAGCCTTAGCTGCAATTGACTGCTGCTGCACCTGAGCATTCATTTCTGAGTTCTGTCTAGCCTTTTCCATATCTTCTTTCTGCTTACGCTTCTTTGCTTTAGCTAGATACATCTCAGCTAGTTTGGTATTTTTGATACTCCTAACTCTGAATGCATCTTCAAAATCTATGATACCTGCAGATAGTGATGTTTGAATCATTGCCTCCACGAAAGCTTTTTCTTTATCGTCAGGCATGATATCTATTCTGATGTCGAATACTTTACCTTCTACGTCTTTTGGACTTAGGTACTCACGGTATTGCTGACCTCCGTAAAGAACTGAATCATACAAAAGCAATGCAATCTTATTTGCAGTTTGCTGATATATAGACATGTATGAATCGTAGATAAAGTCTGTAGCATTGTTTGACGCTGCAATCTGAGCCTGCTGCACACCAAGACCAATCTTTGGATTTACGGTTGCACCTTCTCTGTATTCATTAACTCCGATTTCATCACGAAGTCTTTCTAGGTAGTGGTTGTAAACGCTAATCAACTCCTGAAGTTGACCAATGCTTGAGCTGTTTGGAGCTTCTGCAATAGGAGAACCATTTACATTGTCACCGTCTTCAGTTCTACGTCTGTAATATATATTTCCAGTCTGGTCGTAAATCTTTTGTATTTCGAGTGGGCTTATATTTTTACCCTGACCAAGGCTAATATCAGAAAGTGAATCGATATCAATAATCAAACCAGAAGGTCTGAGTTTTGCAATCAACTGCTGAATCTTGAGGTGAGCAAGTGTCATCTGACGGATAGAGGTTTCCATTCTTTCAGGTAGCGCCATGTTAATCAAATCCAAGTTCTCATACATGTATACGCTGTAGCTGAACTGAACATCTGAAACTTCTTTAGCCGTATTTGGCTTAATCATGTTCTTAGCTATTCCCCACTCAAGCATAATATCAGTGCCCATCACATAAACGCCATGATAAATAACGTACATGTCTTTTTTGATAAGCTCTTTATTTTCGCCAAGTCTTTGCGGTTCTCTTTCTTTTTTCTCTACGATTAGATTACCAAATCTGTTTGTCTTAGCTTGGTAAATCATAGTATCGATAGACTTGATTTCAAAATCAATCACATCTACAGTCCAATCATCATACGGTCTATCAATAGAGAATCTGTATCTCTCATCCCACTTAATGTTTTGGTTGAATTGCTTTGCTTTTTTAGCAATTTGGAAAATCATCTCTTCTGAAAGATGTGGGTAGTTATTTCTGATATCTACAATCTTCATTGATACAATCTCTCCTACGAAAGACATATCTCTGAAGTCATCATATTCTGAATAAGAATAAATAAGGTTTTCTGGAATAACTCTACGAATCTTAATCTTACCGTTACCAGCTACTGATACTTTAGTAGACGCAACACCAGTCTCAATCAAATCCTCGAGAATCTTTCTCTTAATTACTTCCCATCCGTTACTATAATTAACGTAGTCAATTCCTTTTTCAAATAATATTTCTTCAGGCAATTGATATTCAAGACCAAAGTATAATTCCAATTCTTCGTAATCTTCTGGAGTAAACTTTCCTTCAGCCATTAACTTCACACCAGCTTGTTCTTCAATCTGACGAACTTGGTCTCCAAAATTCATTCTAAATTCAGCTTCGTCTTTGTCGTATTTTTTACGCTCTACAGATACTGGGTCTACGGCAGATGCTTTTGCAACTTCTTGTCTCTTCATGAATCCACCCAAAATAACTTGCATGAATTTAGGAGCAATAGCCGGAGCCTTCATATCTAAGTTTACGAAAGCTTCTTTACCATCTACGTTAAGTAAATCTAAGAACTCTGACATGGGTTGTCTACCTCTAGAGAACATTCTATTCTTTTGGAATTTCTTGTTTCTTCTATTGAAGTATCCACTATTGAAGGCGCTTTCTATGAACTTAGAAATCTTAAGTCCTTCTTTATCTTCTTTTTTCAACTTTGCGTTGGCGAGATGAAAATTCAGTATGTTCTTATTTTCCATATTATAGCAAAACTACAAAATGTTAATATACTACACGTTGAGGCTAAATGTCTTGATGGGGATTACTGAAAACTTCCTTTCCTCTTTTACGGCCTCCATTCCTACCCCAGATAGCAGACTAATCATAAACGCAACACTTCGGTCAAAAGGAGTACGGTTTTCGTGGTCATACTGCAGCAACTCTTCCAGCAAATCCATGAACACGATTTTGTCGCAATGGTTCTCAATGTAGCTGATACAAGTATCCAACTGTCTAGCCATTGCAAACATATCTCCAGATGTGACACCAAACTTACTGACCGTCCTTTTTCTGTTCTTGTCTATAGCAGATTCAGGCGTTCTCATCAAATACTGCTTGAAGTTCTTGTTTGTGAAATAGTCCACGAAGTCGTCACCAACGTCATTCTCGTAACAAGCCTTGTAGCCCCAGAATACTGCAGCCTTTAGCATCTCGTCATGAAATAGAGACTTGAGCCTAGGTCTGTCTACATACTCAGCAATGGGCATGCAACTGTTATTTGGGTCTGCTGGGTTTAGTCTTTCGAATACATAGCAAACACCCATAGAGCCCTTTCCTGATATTACAGATGATTTGAATGGGTCGATACCGGATACAAATTTGTGGGCATTACCCGGATGCCTCTGCCCCTCTCTTTCCATAATTAAGTTTTGCTCAGACTTGTCTGGAAACTTATAGACTATCCATGAACCTTCTGGGTCGTCTGCCCAATCAACCGTTTTTTCATTCTTCCAAAATAGTCTGACTCTCCTAAGAGGCACCCTCTCTTCTTTTAGAAAGTCTATCTGGTTGTATATCTTCTCAGAATTGAAGTAGCACTTCTTCTGGTCAATCATGAACGCCTCTTCTTCCGTAAAGGGATTCATCCTGATTTCTTCTGATAACGCTTTTTTATCCTTGATTATTTTACGCTGGTTAATCAGATATTCTTTTGCTCCAGTCTCAATAACCATTCCGTACTTCTGCTTGATATAATCTTTTTGTTCTTCTGTTGGAGTCTCTATGATTGACATCCCGTACTTATCAATATATCCCTCAAACCCGTCATACGCCGGGCAGAAATACCTATATAGACCTGTTCCGGTATACTGATTGTCAAACTGAGAACTATCGTCAAATAGTGCCTTGTACGGTTCACCACCACTCTTAGCATCGTTGGCAGTAGAAGGTATCAAACAAAATCCAACCTTGATAGCACCACGCATCATTGTCTTTTTTACGATAGGCCAGTATTGGTTTACGGGTACTTCCTTAGGCCACTTACCGGCTTCATCCATCAGCATGGCTGTAGTACGGCCAGAATCGTAAGAGTTTAGCGCTGTATTCTTAAAGTTGATTTTCGATTCCAATCCAATGTCATCATCGAATATCTGTCCTTTCTCTCTACCTTTTGATTTGCGTTTATCTTTCTTCTTCTTAAAGACAAGCTCTGTTTTCGTTTCTTCATCTTCAGCCCTTGGTTTAAAGAATACTGGCAAGTTACGATATCCGTTCATTACCATGTACACAAACGCATCCGATGCGTCTTTACCAGTCTTAGATATGATGCCACAAAAAGATTTCCTTTGCGTTATTGCTTTCCATACCAAATAGCATGTTGCTTGTGAAGTAGCACCCTCACGTCTTTTCTTGATACGGATTACACCAAAACATTGTGGCAGTGTTTCGCAGTGGTCTTGAAAATAAAAGTATCTCCTATCTACATCTCTGTAGTCTGGAGTATTTCCGTCTTCAAGTGTCCAATAGTTTAAATAGAAGTAATGCAATCCAGTGATATATGTAGGCTCGCCATTATTGTAATACCAGTACCCATCATTTATCTTATTCCACTCAGCCCTGATAAAATCTGCTTGTTCGTCCGTGTACACCGCATTACCATCGTCATCAAACTCAAGGTCACTGAATATATCTGGTATTTCAGTTTTCCTAAAGTATTGTTCAGATTTATGGAGTTTTACTCCGTCAATCTTCTTTGGAATTTCTGGTGTCTTGTACGTCACCCCGTATACTTGATGTTCCTGCCTCACTTAAAAATTTATTTGTGAATTTAGCTATCCTATTATACAAATCTACTCCTGTTCCAGTTAGCGCAAATACTCTACGCCTTTTGCTCTCTCCAGTATCCATCGATATCAAATATCCCTTACGCTTCATTTTTGCAACAATGCTGTAAAAAGATA